CGGCCGCTTCTCGCAGGCATCGCATAGCCGGTCATACATGTGCCGGGCCCGCCGGTCCGTGATCCGCTGGTAATGTTCCTTCCGCAGCGTCTCGTTCATTTTCCTGTCCTCCTGTCCTTGTCCGGTCCCACAAATAACACACTTGCGCCGAAGGTGGCCTGGAGGGCGACCGGAAAGCCCTCCAGTTATACCCGGATCACCCGCATGGAGTGATCCTTCACCCTTTCCAGCGTCTTCCGCTTTTTCTTGCTCCGCCTCTCCGGGTGCCGGATCTCATGGCACCCGTCGCACAGGCTCACCAGGTTCTCCAGCACCAGCTCCAGGTCCGGCCGCTCGCTGCGCGGGATCACGTGGTGCACCATGGTCGCCCGTTTCGGTTTGATGCCGATCCCGGCCCGCATCCTGTCCATGCAGTCCACACACATCCCGTTATCCCGCGCCAGCGCGGCCTTTCTGAGCCTCTTCCATTCTTTGGAATGGTAGAACGGATCGCTTTCCTTGTAGTCCGCCATCCGCTCCCCTCGCTTTCTTCAGTAACCCGGGAGCAGGGACAGGTCTGCGTCCCGGGGCAAAGAAAAAGGCGGTCGGGAGATCATCTCATCCCGTCCGCCCTGCTTTGGCAGCTTGAACTTTATCATGGGTCCCGCGCATCTTCAAGAACCGGACGCGCGCTGCACGTCAGCCCCTCGCGTTCCCGCCTGTGGATTTCCCGCACCTGGGTGTTCCATTCTTCCTATATATACGGAAAATCAAAAATGTGCCGAAAGCCGCCTTTACGTCTGTCTTATGTTGCATAATCCAATGTCGGATTGTCTGCGAAATCTCCACCGGATGACCATATTTGTGTTTCATCCACCGAAATTTGATGTTTCATGTGTTCTGCCGTGCATGGCATCATTTCAACAACCTCACGAATACGCTTATAACCTTCAATTTCTCCATCGTATCTGTAGAACATTGGGTTTGTTTTAGGCATCCCTTGCATATTGTGTTTGGTTATTTCAATTCTTCGGTCAATGGCTGAAAGCAGTTTGTTCTTCTCCGGTGCTGTCATTCCTGCTCACCGTCCTCTATTTCCCATTCGATTGATGCTTCTATGCAATTGTAGCAACCGCTGTCATACACGCATGACTGATTTTCAGCAGGTTTCAAACACACCATTGCATCAGCAAGTGCATTGCATACGGTTTCTTTTTCTTCCTGCGTACACGTTATTTTCATTCATATTCTTCCTTTCAAAAACAGACGTATTGCTTCATACTCGCGTCATCTTTTTCTTCTGCCCAGCTCCACGATCCGGATCCCCGGCGGCGTAAAGTCCACCCCGGCCGGCGCCTTCTGCATCTTGATGCAGTGGGCGTCCAGGAAGGCCATGAAGCCGTCGATCTTCCGGAACTTGTTCCGCTTTGTGGGCATCCAGTTCTCCTTGTCCAGGTGCCGGCGCTCCGCGCTGATCCGTACATTATCCGTGTACCACTTCAGCATCGGATCCTGGTTGCTCACCACCTGCCCTGCCAGCAGCAGCTCCTTGATGTCCTTCATCGGGTCGTTCAGGGTGATCGGCCCCTGCCGCACCACCTGGCAGTCAAAGGCCGGATAGTCCGCCCCGCCCGTCTTCAGCATCTGCACCAGCCGCGTGGCGTTGGCCGGGTCGTAGCCGATCGTCACGATCTCGTACTTCTTCTCCTGCTCCACAAACCAGGCATGCACATCCTCCTGCTGCACATATTCCCCCGGCACGATCGTCAGGTACCCCTTCATCTGCAGCCCGTAGTAGTCGATCTTTTCCTGGTCCAGGTCCACCTTCCGCTGCGGCACCCAGCTGTGCAGCAGCACAAATATCCGCCCGTCATCCAGCGGGAATTCCAGGGCCGCTGCCGTGAAGTCCTCCCGGTTGGACAGGTCGAACCCGCCGAAGCACCGCCGGCCCAGCAGGCTTTCCTCTTCCACCCGGTCCCGGTTCCGGTTCAGCACTTCCGGCTGCACAAAGGCCATGTCGTCCGCGTTCACCATGATGTCCAGCTGCTTGCAGATGAAGTCCGCCCGCTCGCTGGGGATGGCCTTGGCCCGCTCCCACTGCTTGATCAGTTCCTCCAGGTCCAGCGTCACGCCGATGCCGGGGTTCGCCTTGATCCAGTTCTCCGGATCCTCAATATCGTCCTCCGGATCCAGCTCCGCGATGAAGGCAAACATCCGGTCCCCGACCTCCGGCAGCAGTTTCCCTTCCATGGCGTCCGTGAACAGGTCGTAATAATACGCCAGCGGCCCGTCGATCACCGTGCCCATGGTGGTGATGTAGATCACCATGGGCTGCCGCCGCTTCACGGTCTTCCGCTTGATAATGTTCAGCAGCTTAAAGTCCCGGTATTCGTGGATCTCGTCAAAGATCGCCCCGTGGGGGTTCAGGCCGTCCAGGCGCTTGCTGTCGCTGCTCCTGGGTTTGATGCTGCTCTGCAGCTTGTCGTAGTATACCCCGTCCCGCAGCGGCCGGAACCGCTTCGCCAGCGCCGGGCTCGCCTGGATCTGCCGGCTGCACTCCCCGAAGGTGATCCCCGCCTGTTCCTTGCTGTTGGCCAGCAGGTAGATGTCCGCGCCCCGCTCCTCATCCTTGCAGCTCAGGTACGTGGCGTTCCCGGCCATCATGGTGCTCTTGCCGTTACCGGTGCCCACCAGGATCAGGCCCTCCCGGAACCGCCGCAGTCCGGTCTCCTTGTGCACCCATCCGTACAGGTTGCACTCGATGAAGCACTGCCAGCCCATCAGCACCATCCGGTCGTAGTCGCCCTTGGTGGGCACCAGGAACCGTTCCATGAAGTCCACCGGCCTCCGGGCCTTCTCCTCGTCAAACATCCAGGGATAGTCCGGATCCCCTTGGCTCTTTTCCAGGTCTTCCAGGAACCGCCGGCACGCTGCCTTCACCTTTTCACAGGCCCGGATCCGTCCCGCCAGTACGTCTTCCGTGTAGGCGAAGCACCGCTGCACCGCCGTGCTCTCCTCCTCCGGGCGCGCCGAAGCCGGGGCCGCGTTTTTCCGCGCCTCCGGCTTCAGGTCCCGTGGCCTGCCCGGCCCCCGTCCCCGCGGTTTCTTTTCCGTTGGATCCGGATCCGCCTCCCGGGCTTCCGGCGCCGCAGCCATCGGCGCGGGCGCCTTCCCCGGTTCAGCCGTCTCCAGCTCCATCAGCAGCTGCTCCGTCATCAGAAGTCAACCTCTTCACCCTGTTCCCACAGCCTGTTCGGATCCGGGCCTTCCTTCTGCGGCTCGTGGCTGCCCCACTGCCCGCAGAAGCTGTTCTCCGCGTACCGCGGGCAGGTCTTCCGCTGCCAGCAGGTGCTGCAGTCCGGATCCCGCCGTTCTTCTTCCCGCCGGTTCTCCACCTTGTGCCTGGGTCTGCTCATGCGTCGTCCTCTCCTTTCTCTTTGATGTACCAGGCCGGCAGCGTCCCGTTCACCCGGTCCTGGCCCAGCATGCTCAGCAGGTTCTCCGCGTTCCTCTTCGTCTTGCGGATATAACCTGGTGTGTACTTCTCCCGCCGGGCGATGCCCGGGGTGTCCATGTGCTTCACGTAGTAGTCGTACAGCACCTTCCCCTCCAGGTCCGGCACCATGTCGATCAGCGCCAGGGCGGCCACCTTCTCCGCGTTCTCCGCTTCCTTCCGGTCCTGCATCTGCCGCTCCAGCTCGTCAATTTCCGCCAGCACCCTGCCCGTCTTGTCCTTGTCGCCGGTAGCCCGGCTGCCGCCGTTGGGATCTCCCAGGGGCGCGCCGATGCTGGTCAGCACTTCCCGGCGCTGGTCGATCCGCTGCTGCAGCCGCTCCAGGTCGCTCTCCGCTGCCCTGCACCGCCTCAAGATCGTCAATGCGTTCATTCGTCAGCCTCCCCTCACTGATCCCATTAATCTATATCCGGTCCGAAGGTGGTCCGGAGGGCGATCGGAAAGCCCTCCGTTACTGATCTTTCCACTCATCCGGCAATTCCTCCTCAACCTGGGTGAAATCCATCGCCTGCTGCTGCGCTTCCGCCTTCGGCCCGTTCAGCTCGCTCACCGGGATCCACAGTGCCCGGATCGTCTTCTCGCCCACACGCTTCATCTTTGTGGTCTTCCCGTCCCCGCCGGTCTGCAGGTTCTGCAGGATCCCGTCCGTCTTCAGGTGCTTGCACAGGGCCTTCAGGCTCACAGGGAACTCCACACCCTGCTCCCGGCACAGCTTCTGCACGGCCCCGAAGGCCACCGCCGGCAGCAGGTAGTAGTATTCCCCGTCCATGTAGCCGATCATCCGCTCGTTCGGCGGCGGATCCTTGGCTTCCGCCTGGGTCAGGTCCTTCAGCGCCACCTGCTTGCTGCTCAGCAGCTCCGCCAGGCTGTCCAGGAAGATCCGCGTGGGCTTCTCGCTCTCCATGTCCCGCGCCTGCTTCAGGCTCGCCTCCAGCAGCTTGTGCCGGGCGGCCAGCAGCATCTTCCCCGCCTCCTCCGTCTCAAACAGCCCCAGGTCCCGCATGTAGTTCAGCATCATCGCGTAGCCGATCAGGATGCAGGCCACCGTCTCCGGCGCCCGGTCATGGCTCCCGCTGCTGTCCTTGTGGATCTCTTCCCGGTATTTCAGGAACAGGTCGTGCAGTCTCTCCGGCATCCCGTCCGCCTGGGCCAGCAGCCACTGGATATAGCCCCGCATGCTCCGCTGCAGGTATCCCTTCCGGGCCAGCTCCTGCAGTTCCGTCAAAACCTTGCCCACCGGGATGTCCCCCTTGTCAATGTCTACGATGAAGAACCGGGCCAGGCCGCTGGCGCCGATGGCTGGCAGGTCTTCCCCCGTGATGATCGCCACGGATCGCGGCGGCGTCACCGCCTTGATCGTGCTGTCCGCGTTCAGCCGGCCCCGGTCCGCCCCGTCGCCGAAGGCCCGGGAAAGCGTCTGCGCCGTGGCGGCCATCTGCCGCTTCTCCTGCACGCTGGTCACCGGGTGGAAGTCGTCCACCAGGATTGGCATGTCCTTCACCAGGAAGGCCTTCTTCCGGATCTGGTTCGCCGTGTCGCTGAAGCTGGCCGGGCTGTTCGTGTGGTGGAAGTTGCCGAAGTGCGCCAGGGCCAGGGTGGCCGCCGTGCTCTTGTGGGTGCCGCTCTCCCCGTACAGGAAAAGCGCGAAAGCCGGAACGATGTCCGTCTGTGTCATAAACTCCCGCAGCGGCGCCAGGAAAACCGTCCCCAGCAGCGCGATGGCGATCTCTTCCTTCATCACCTCCATCAGCCGCAGGCTGGTCCTGGCCGCTTCCGGGAACGGGATCTTGTCAAACCCCGGCGCCCCGCTGCCGTCCAGCCGGTAGGTCTTCAGGGCGCTCTCGCCCATGTCCACCGTGATCCCTTCCAGGCCGATGGCCCCGCCGTGGTACAGGTAGCACAGCTTCCCGCCGATCTTCCGCCAGCC